TAACCTGAACCAGCGTTTGTAATACGCACAGCACCAACTCCACCAGTATCATTCAGTACAGCAACAGCAGTTGCAGTTGTACCTGCACCAGGTGGGCTGTCAAATGTAAGAGTTGGAGGAACTGTATACTTGGTACCAATATTAGTTATAGTAACAAGACCAACAGAACCAGAGGTAGATATTGCAACTATTCCTGAGGCTCCACTTCCTTTACCATCATCAGGTAAGAACTGAATTGTGGGTGGTGAAGTATATCCAGCACCAGGATTTGTTATGAATACACTCTGTACTCTTCTACTGTCAGTAAATCCAATATTAGTTGTAATAGCAACAGCAGTTGCAGTGGTACCAGTGGATATAACAGGGGGATTGATCTTGACTCGTGGGTCAGCAGTATAGTTTACACCACCATTGAGGAGGTCGATCCTCATAATACCACCTGTGGCAACTGTTGTTATCATGCTTGCAGTGTTACCAATAGCAACTAACTTCAGAGTTGCGTCATATCCAACAGTCGCCATGTCGTCATCTATTGCACTAATACCAGTGTCGATAACCTCGTCTTCGTACTCGAATGGTTCACAGGTAAGTGTGTATGTGTAGTTCTTACGTAACTGATAGAACTCACTAACATCATCTACATATTTGATTTCTAGTAGTAAGTCCCTATATGGGAAGTATAGTAAGTCACCTTCATTAGGGCGGTCAGTTGGATTATCTAAACCTGAGTCTACTAAAGGTAACACTACATTTTTATATCTGTCTTGAGATATAACAATCTTCATCTCAGCAGTAGATCTTACACCAAATTTTGTTAGTAAATTATATCCAGAATCAAAACCTTCATATGACTCTATGTAACCCTCTATAGGAATTGATTGGTCAAAAGTAGAACTAGAGACCTCTCTCATTATAGTTTTTACATTGACAAAGTTTCTTGGCATGTAAACAAACTCGACCCCATATATCTGGATCTGTTCATTTATCAAATCTTGATAAAGACTCTGCTCAGACGGAGTACCTTGCTGAAAATATGGATTTAGTGCCATTAGCCAATTAGATCAAGTGGTGGTAATTCGTATTCATTTGCCATCTTACTTTCTAGAGTGTCTAGTTCTCCTAGAGCATCCTCATATATCTGTCTACCATTCATTTCTATACCGCCAGGTAGTTTTACACCTTGGAACTTTATAAGGTTCTGACCCCATTGTTTTTTGACCAGAGAAGTAAAGTACTTCTTCAAGAATGGATCATTATAAACCTTAGGGTAATCATTTGGATTCAATACACGATAACATCTTATTATAAGCCAGTCATTCGGTTGCATGCTGGAGTAGTCGACATCAAGATATAACCTGCTTTGTCGTCTGTTGAATCTAATTTGTTTTTCTGGGTGTAGTATATGGTCTAGATCTTCTAAGTATCTTTTCGTCAGAGTATATCCCATAAGTTCCATAGAACTAAAGAAGTATACATCATTCAACATCAACTGGTAATTGATATTGAACATGTTTGTACTGATCAGTCTGTTATCTAACTTGAATACTCTTTCTATACCTATGACTGCATCAGGTATCTGTATAAAGTTTTGATTCTCTACAAAGTCGAATGTTGTATTACCTATACCAGTTATATTAGCAGTACCAGTAGTTGTTGTAATACCAGTGGATGTTGGAGAACCAGCAATATTTGATGCTTTGATTGAATCTAAGAAGTCCTGTGTAATCCTATGCTTTAGATACATCAATTCAACACCATCCATGTGACGGTTTTGATATATCTGGATAGCATCATCCATCGCATCTTCAATTTGTTCGTCAGCAACATTCACTTCCAAGACAGGTGCACCCAACTGCCTTTTTGCATAGTTTACTAATTCAGTTCTAGTTGCAGGATTCGCCATTTATAACTTACTTTCCTATATTTATGAACGTCTTACAACAACATCCAACTCGTCACCTACATCTAGACCAGTTACAGGGTTGATTATTGTCACAGCAGGACTACCTATAGACCAGTCAGATGTTTTTTGTAGTAATACACCATTTAGATATACCTCCATATTGTCAGAAGATGTATCAGAGTTTGATGGTGCAAATGCAGACTGCCCATCAGAAGCAGTTAGATGGTCTTCGGCTTGATCTGAGCATATATCTACCTCATCACCAGATACACAATTTTGAGTTAGTACAACAGCAGCAGACGCTTGATAGTCAACATCTCTTCTGAGTCTGACTCCATTCAGAAAAACTCTGTAGTTCTTAGCAGCAGCGAGAGATCCAGCAAGCGTAAACGTTGCTTGATTTTGCGTTGATGTAAATAATTCTTCTTCAAACGTGTGTCCAAAATAGACACTAATTTGCACGTTGTCACCTACGTTTACTCCAGATGTAAAGTTTACGGTTTGTGGTGCTGATAATGTATAGTCTTGAGATCCACCAAGTCTCATCTTCATACCGTTCAGAGTTACAAGAACAGAGAATGCAGTTGCTTGCTCACCATCATCAAATACATTAGGTGCAGTAAATGCTGTTTGCCCTTGTGTTGCTATAGTATTTGAAGCACTGATAGTTGTAGCACCACCTACAGCACCTCCACCACCTGAGAGGGTCTTGAAGGACAGTGAACCATTTCCATCAGTAACAAGTGCCTGATCTTCACTCCCGTCGGTTGAGGGGAACGTGAACCCTGATATAGTGCTTATACCAGTTGAGTTTACATTACCACTAAAACCATGAATATTTGCACTAGCACTACCAAAACTTCCTATACCAGCATATAACTTTCCAGTGTTTGGATTGTATGTCAATCCGTTTGTCTTTACCTTTTGATATCCAGTTCTATGATCTAAAAATCCTACGTGGTGCCATTGATTACCACCATCTATTGCTGTCTCTACTTTTGCTGAACCTGTAGATATACCAACAATCGCATGTCCTTGATCAGTTACTACTAATGATTTGAATGTACCAATACCTGAAGCGAGTACTTGAGTAGTTGATATTCCTACCTCTCTTACAGTTACTCCCGCACCAACTCCTGCTGCTATGAATACCTTTCCATCAGCAGTGTTGATTGCAAACTCACCTACATCAAGCGTTGTGGGGTAATGCGGTACCTTTCCAGCGACACTAGATCGCTTTATTTTTATTTGTGGACTTGCCATTCTTTATGTGGTATATACCTATCAAAAACAGTAAAGACTGTCACAGCAGTATTTATGTGTTATAATTAGTATGGGATTCAATTTTTGATATGAACAAGACGCTCGTGATACTCACAGGACCTCAAGGATCGGGTAACCATCTGTGGTCAAAAATCTTCTCGTTACACGAAGATGTCTTTGGGTGGAAAAGTCTTCTGGATAATTACTGGGAGGCACACCGTATATCAGAACCCTTTGCCAAGCACTGGAAAGATCCAGAATTACTAGGCGAATTTGATTGGTCACAAAGCGAATATTTTTTTACAAGTATTAGTATCCCACTCGGCATAAAAGAATTAGGGACAATAAGACGTCCAAACATCATGCAGTTCGCAAATAAGGTCGAGTCACTTGGGATAAAAGTAAAAATATGTGTAGTTGGTCGTGACCAAAATATTCTAAAACATCAGCAGACAAGACTCAGAGGTGAATCCACTGTCAGGTATTTCTATGATCAGTTACCAAAATTCAATAAACCAACATTTCTTAGTTACGAATTATTGTACCTTTATAAAGAGGAGTATCTGAAATCACTAAACATTGGTATACCTATAGCATGGTACGAGAGAGAAAAGATAAACACCATACTTGAGTTAGATGCTAACGAGAAATATACAACGTATGTACAAGACAGTCCTCTAGATGACTGCAATAAAACAGGAGTTCCATCTCCATGGAATCCAAACACACCAGAAAAACCACACTATAAAGATACTGATCATGCTTATGATGAAGGTTCAAAACCACCATGTTGTCCACCAAAGAACCGACCTGCTGTTCAAGTCAAACTTGACCTTTGGGAAAACCATGATGATGAGAAATGGGTGACCTATGAGTAAAAAATTACTAATCGTTACAGGACCACAGGGTTCTGGTAATCATCTTTTCGCAAGACTACTATCACAACACCCAATGGTAAAGGGTTGGACTGCTTTGAATGATAAGTATTGGGTTCCTTCTGATGAAGAACCATTTGCAAGATATTGGGTATATCCAGATGAACTAGAGTTTCCAGAAGGAGACTTCTTTTGCACAAATGTATCAGTACCATTCTTCTATGATGGAGTCAGACGCACACCAAAAATTAGGGAGGTTGCTTATAGAGCAGTCACCATGGGAATTGAACCGATCATTGCGGTTGTATGTAGAGATAGAAATATAAACGAACTACAACAAAAAAGAGTTGGTGGGGAAGTGACTATGGATATTGCACTAGATTACTATGCAGATCTTAGGCATCATTTTATAGACCATGAAGCGTTCTTCCTATACAAAGAAAGGTACATGGAGTACCTTGGAAGAATATTAGAGTTCCCTGTAACGAAAGAAGGCATCGACAATTTTATAACTGTCGATGCCAACCATAAGTATGTTTATCCCATCAAAGACCATTGGTTAGATGACGAGATCCGAAAAGGTCGTAAACCTTTTAAACGACGGCTAAAGGAGTAGAAGTGTTCTGATTGCTGATCTCTAGGAGGTCTGCTCTCATTCTTTCTACTAAAGCAAGTACGTGTGACTGAAGTGCTTCGCTACCTTCTACAATTTTAGAAAGTGTGCGTCCACCTAAGTTTGAGTGGAATCCTTCGTCTTTAGCAATAGTTGCATAACGTGAGGAGATAAACTTATCTTCTACGCATGTTGCCATTTCATTCCATACTGCTTCTGCTCTTCCTTCTGCAACCAATTGGTATGCAGCAAGTGCAGCTTCATCATTAGATGCTTCATACTTCTCAAGAAGTGATGCACCTTTTGCTTGGGGAGCGTCTGCTTCTGCTTTGAATGCAGCAGCAACATCTAGTTCTTCACCAGTGATGTGCTCGATTACTTCCTTTACCATACGGAAGTGTTTTGCTTCGTCCATAGCTTGACGGCTTAGAAGTTCTAAGTCTTTTACGTCGGTAGAAGGATCTGCTGTAGCGACTTGACCAGCGATAGCGTACATGTTTTGAGCTTCGTTGACCATGCGTCCACGGAAGTGCTCAACCAGATACTTATCACTTGGGCTAGAAGCAAAGAAACGACGAACATTTGAGCGTGATGCTTCAAATAATTCTTTGTTTCCTTCTTTGATCTTCTTAACGAAATCTGTTCCAGAAAGCATTGTTATCTACAATATCTACGCTATTATTTATCTATCTTTTTTTTACACCACTCCCTAGGCACTTCTCCAAATG